TCTTAGCCTTTTTAGTCTTATCTTTAACCTTAACCTTCTTCATCTCGTTAGCAGTATCATTAAGGTCACCTTTCTTTACTTCTTTAGTCTGAAGTTTTGCATCCTTCTTTTCAATCTCGTCAGCATTCTTTAACATGAGGTTATCGAATACATGTGGGTTCTTCTGAAGCATCTTTGCAGCCTTGTTAAGGGCTTTCATATATGAATCGTTAGTCAACTCTTTCTCCTTAGACAGCATGTTTTGTACACCAGCTTTCAAGAAGTATGGGTTAACACGGTCAACTGCAGGGTCAGCCTTAATATTAGCATCTAACTCAGAGATGATACTCTTGTTCTTCAAGATCTTGACAGCGTCATCAAATGAAGTAGTGTTAGTAACCCATGGTAGGTTAGAATCACGGCGTACTTCATATAAAAAACGGTCACGGCTAATTTCACCGGCTTTGTACTTACGATATAATTTTGCAGTTGTCATACTAATAAATATTTATCTTCCTTGTCCACGATAGTTTCTTTCTGATCTATCATGTTTATTGTAGGATTTGTGAGCTTTACCTTTTCTACGTTTACCAAATGCAACTTTTTGACTTGTTCCGCCACCTTTTGCTTTTGCCATGACTTACTTAAACTTTTTAACGTTTTGACTGAGTTCACTAACCATTTCCTTGATTTTAGCAAGGGCTTTTTCTGTATGCATTTTATATTTTAGACCGTCTTGACCTTCAGATAGCTCTGATTTTAGACGGCTAACATATTCAAATAGACGGTTGATCTCTTGTACCTTCTTTTTAACAGCGCGAACAGCTTGATGGAATTGATCAGGCTTGTTTCTAGTCTTGGTTTCTGTCTTGAATTTAGAGTAGTTCTCGTTAAGTCCTGCTGCTTTAATGTCAGCTCCTAGCTCTTGATCTAGGTCATGAGGATAGACATCAGAAGCTAGTGCTATAATAGCATTGTATAGCTTACTGTTAGTATCTTTTAACTTAGATAGAACTAGTTTAGCCTTTTCATAGTCAGCTTTAGAGAATACCTCATCCACTGGCTCATTCTCACTGATAAACACAGAAAGTTCCTCTGACAATTCTTGAATATAAAATTGCTTTTGGGCGTTTGGTCCTAATGATATCGACAATTCAGTTTTATCAATTGGATTAAGTTTTGCTATAATGATTTTATTATCTACAGCAGGTTTTATATCTGCCATAAATTGATCTAAATTAGAATCAGGTTTTAATTTGACTACTTTTTTTTGAATCTTATTTTGAATCATGTAATCTATCAACTTTTGAATAGCCGGATTTAAACTTTCAAACAGTTGCTTGTAGATAAAACCACCTTTTGATGGTCTATTAGGTACAGATGGAGCATCTTTCCAACCCCATTTATCTTTCATGTATATCTTGGCTTTTCCAGCAGCTAATTTAGGCTCAACGTCTTTCTCTTCTGTCTTTACTTTCTTTTTAAATACCTTCTTTGTAGCAACTGGCCCTGATTGTTCACCTGTGCCAGGAGTAAAAGTAGCACCTCCAAAATTGGTAGCGCTAGTCTCTTGACGAAGCTTCTGAGTAGCGAATTGGTTGTTAAACTTCTTAGTCACTGTTAGCTTTTTTTAAGCTCATCGATTAGATCGAAATATTGTAGGATTCCAGTTATAACCTCGTCTTTTATAGATTGATTTTCTTTGATTGGACTAATGAACTTGATCACCTCTTCTAGTTTGATCTTGACGACCTGGTCGGTAGAAGCATCTTTTAGTTCAGATAGCTCTGTCTTGATCTGGTCTAATTGACCATTAAGATAAAGCTTCAGGTTTTTGGTGTCTGAAATGTTAGTGATATACTCTTTCAGCACATCTTTTTGTCTTGTAGACATCCCTTGGTATTTGTTGTTAAACTTCTCAACCAATATTTTGTAGGCAAGAAGACGAATCTCCTTGTCCTCTTTCATAAACTCTTCTACTAGAGACTTAGGTGCCTTAGTATCACTGGCTGGGGTGGCTGTCAAATGCTCAAGAAGGGTGATCTTGTTTAAGATCATCTGCTTGGTGTCAATTGTTTTGCTGTTATGGCTCTCAAATATAGTATAGATAGACGCAAAAGGCTTGTAGTTGTCGACTTTAGCCTTGAAGAAATTGTCTAGATCGTATGTCTTCTTGATCTCTTTGATCAAGTTATATTTAAGTTTAGATATCTTTTCGTGGTCTAGCTTCTTGTACTGTTCAACAATAGTTGAAATTAGGATTTCTGCCTTAGCTTCATTTAATTTAGGACTAGCTGAGAACGTACTATAAAGACTATATTCTTTTCCTAACTCAGTATTAGTAAAATACTTTTTGAGGATCTTAACAGCTTTAGAATCTTGATTATTAAGTAGGTCAGAGGTCGTCTGTCTCACTAATAATTCGAATAAAATACCGGTATTACGATATTTTGAGTGTTTTATTGCCATAGTTTTTTGTACAAGTCGACTAGTAATAAATATCTATATATTTAATCTAAGCCCTCTTTGATATTATCTTCACTTAGAAGATCTGACTCTTCAAATAGGTTAACTTTTCTTCCGATTTTACTACCAAACATCTTGTCTAACGACTGCTTATTTCTTAGGTATTCAGTCATTGTAGACTCAAGAGCTAGTGGGCTACTACCTTTATAGTTAGGCTTCATGTCATTTTCACCAGTTTCAGCGTCCTTGTTATAGGCAGCAGCTCCTAATGGGTCACGGCCAAATGCAGAACCGTCTGTTGAGATAATAGAAGTTTGTGTTTTAGGGCGGCCTGGTCCTACTTGCTTCTCATCATAGCCTTGTGGTACATTTAAGACAGAGTCTTCTTTTCCACCATATAAACTAGCTATCTGGTGAGGTGTGCCGTAAGCCTGGCCTGATTCTGCAGGGTCATTTCCTTCTTCTTGTATCTGAGCATATCTGAATTCACGCTTCTTGTCTTCGACGATCATGTCTTCTAACTCAGCATATTGATCTTCTGAGAAGTGGAAGATTTTGTCATAGATAAAGTCACGAGGGAGCAGTGATCCTTCCATAGCTTGTTTAGCAAGGTCGATCTTCTCTTTGAATAGAGCGATCCTTTCTTGGTCGTAAATAATAGATGGGTTAGTTAGTGACAGTGTAAAGTTAGCTGCGTTCTCGTTAGTATATCCATGTGAATATAGATGCACGAGTGCAATCTTAGTCAACTCACTAATTATGATGCGTTGTAGTCTTTCGATAGTTCTAGCAAAACGAATATCTTCTGCAGCAAGTGTTGCTTTACCAGTTAGATCTTTTTCGTAGCCCATAAAAGCTTTAGGTATCTTGAGTGCCGCAAACAACTTCTCACGGAAGTATGCCACGTCTTCAATACCATTATAGTCAAGGCCTTTTGCAGTGTCTATCTTTGTAGATGTATCGTTTCCACGTACTGGTATAAAGAAGTCCTCTAACAGGTTTTGCTGATTATATTTCAAGTTATAGTTGCCAGTGTTAGGATCGATAAGTGGTGTCTTCTTCATCTTATTGATCATGCGCTGCATGTAGTTGTCAACTTCTCCTGGAGGAATTGCACCTACGTTTACGTAGAATATACGGCGTTCAGGAGCTCTGACAATACGGTGAATTAACATAGCGTCTTCAATAAGCACATATTGCTTAAACAACTTACGTGCTGGCTCAAGATAAGATCTACCGTAAGGAAGGTAGTTAACATCACCTGTCAAACGGAAGTGCGCCATCTCAAAGTTATCAAACCAAATACCAGTATCATTATTCTGTTGACGACTATAACCAGTAGATGATGCTAGTGTTGCATTAGGATCATATTTAAACCTTACTTCTTGTGGATTTTGTGGGTTATATCCTTCTTCACGAATAATATTATAGGCTGAAAATGGAATTACATTGTATACACCGTACTTTTCTGCTATTTCCAATTTGAGGTAAAAGTCACCGTATTTAGCCATATTACGAACCCAACTCCACAGATTAAATTCAATATTAAGTACAGAATAAAAAAGGTTGTAGAGGAGCTTTTGAATATTCTCGTCACTCGATCTAATTTGAAGTACTTCACCTTGCTCGTTTTTAAGTGTGCATTCATCACATACAATATCTAGAGCAGAACAACAGATAGCATCTGTATCCATAGCATCGTAGTCAGCGTATATTTGTATACGTGCTGATTGATAGTTTTGCGCTAAGTTCAGGTTAACACCATACGCAGTTGATGTTGTATAAACCTTGTTGAATCTATCAATTAATGAATTGGTTTGAATAACACCTGATCTTTGTATAGTATCGGTGTCGATTACTTTTAACATGTCTCCGCCTTCATTACGAATAATAACATCTGTAGAAAACAAACGTCTTAAAGTAGAAAAGAGGTTATTTTGTTTTTGTTGTTCTGCCATTTTATATTATATTAACCAAGTTAAATCTTGTGTTTCTCCACCTTGAGGAGTAGGAATGTTCATACTCCATGGGTTTTGATTATACTGATTGTTTGCATTATAAGCAATACTATTGTTTTGTGTTTTAGTAAAGCTATTTAATGCTGCGTAAGTCAAGTTTTCTGCTGTCTTTTTATATCTAAGGCTTGTTTCTCTTAGATAAGCTCCGATAGCAAAACTCATGACTAAATCATCATTATAACTTTGCATCGCTTGCGCTTTGCCATTTTTCCAAATGAATACTCTTAGTTCTTCAATTAGCCTAATAGATCTAATAGTAGCTACTTTATTCTCTAAGAAATCTCTCATCTTTTCTACAGCTAGAGGTCTTGTCTTCTCTGTCATCGAGAACCCAGGAACCAACCCAATCTGTGTATTATACCTGTCCACATACTTCGTAAAGTCCATATTCTGGTCTTGTTTGTAGCTATAGTGGACATTTGTATAACCTCTTTCTAATATAGACTGAATTACGTCCCAGCCAATGTTTGCATTTTCAACCACTAGCAGAGCCGTGTTATATTCTGAAGCGATACTAAGTAGTATGTTTGCATACTCTCTTGTATCAACTTGTGATTTATATTCAGCAACCTGTGTTACAGTCTCAACGTCTATAACGTGAAATGCAGAATAGTCGTTACCATCACCACGAGCTACGTCAGCTACAACTGCATAATACTTCATAGGATCTGGGTATTCCCATATCCATAAAGCTTTGTCAAGACCTCTTCTTTCAATTGGGTCAATCAACATATTCTCTTCGTACCAACTCAGTATCTCTGGCTCGATTACAGTATTACCAGAGGTAGCAAAGTCACAATCACACTCTTGAGCAGCATTTCGTTTACCTAATGTACTGTCTTGTTCATCACGCCATACTTGATCACGTTCTGGGTGTACTGTCCAAGGAAGTGATATTGGTAAAAACTTGTTCTGCTGTTCTTGAGCTGAGACATACGTTTTATGAAACCAGTTACCTACACCATTAGGAGTAGATAATGCTATACAACCACCACCTGTTGCAAGTGTTTGTTGAGCGGCCGTGAATATCGTTTCAATATTATCGATAAACGCAGCCTCATCTATAACCAACAAAGACACAGCTTCAGAACGTCCAGAGTCACCTGCTGCAGAGACAGCTTTTATCTGTGACCCATTGGCTAGTTTTAAGCTAAGCCTATTGTCTTCTGACGTTCCTATTTTTAACCAAGTTGGCAAGTTCTGGTAGGCGAACCTTACCTTTGTTACCACGTTCTTGGCAGTGTCTTGCTTAGTCGCAATAATAAGAACGTTTTTATCTTTCTGAAACAACATCAACCATAAAGAATAAGCAGACACAAGAGTAGAGATACCTAACTGTCTCGACTTATTGATTATAGAATAGTCGTGCTTTTGAAACAGTTTTAAAACCTTCTCTTGAAACGGATAAAGATCAAAGAACTGTCTGCCTTTTAAAGGGTGCTGGATCATATAGTACTTCTTCATGAAGTATACTGGATCTGTTGCACATTTGACAAACTCTTCTTTAATCTTCTCTTTTATACTCTGTTGCTCAGACATATCTTATTTTATGAGTATACCAGCAGCTAAGCCAGCAACTCCGATTATAACCTTTTCAAATTTACCAACTTTCAGTTTCCAGTTTTGCTTACTCACCTCTTTCTTTAAACCGTCAATTTGTATTTGATAGTTTTTACCTTGCTCTACTCTTTCTAGATCGATCTTGATATAGTTGTCTTCTTTTTTACGAAGGTCAACAATGATCTGATCTTTATTCTTAACTAGTGTATCAAGAGTTAAAATAGTACTATCTTGAAACTTGATTGCCTCTTTAGCAATCCCTAGTTGTTTTACATCTATAACAACTTGCTTAGACACTTCTAATGGAAGGTGAGTTGTATCTTCACTTAGAGATGCAAATTGTACTGGGTACTGTATCATAAAGAAGCTGTCTACTTGTGTTGGTGTATAAACCAAAGCTTTTTCTGCATCTTTTAGATCGTCTTTCAACTGCCATACTTTATCTTTCAGACCGTCAACACGATCAGTTAGATATGTGTTAGTCTCTTCAAGAAGCTGTATACCAACTTCTAGACTATCGTTTTCTCCTTTGATAGAATCGATTCTATTCTCTAGAGAGTCTATTTTAAGTTCATAAGGTTTAGTATCGAACTTAGGTGAACATCCTTTTTGGATAAATACCCACCACAGTGCTATAATAGCAACGGCTATTAAG